ATAAACATCTGACGAGGAACAAACCTAATCGCTGCTTTCTCGCGGTCTTCACCAGCGGCAATCTCAAAGGTTTCATCGTAAATCTGTTTAAGCATCTGAATACGAGGCATCAGTTCAGGTACTTTAATAGCTATGTGATATGCCAATCCAGCTACAAGGCATGGAAGGAAGCGAAAATTCATGTCTGCTGTTTCCATACCAGCGCCAGCATCCTGTACTCTACGCAGTCGATAGTAAACAAATTGATAAGGTGTGCTGTTATCTGGCGTAGGCCACACAGTAACCGAAGGAAGTTGAGGCACAAACACCGCAGTACCATCTGCTTGAGCAGTGGCTGTAGTGTTATTCTGCCCACGGTATACACCACCAAGGGTATTCCCTGATACATAAGTATAGTAAATATCTTCAGTACCTAGTCGAATAAACCCAGATCCAGCTAGTCCAACCACCGAGTTAAGCGTGATCGTTGTTGCCGTGGAGGTAATTGCACCATCAAGCACAGCATTTGTAGGATTTGTCTCGCCAGATAACCTCTGGATCCATACCTGAATCGGTCGCGCCTGTTGTAACTTGTTTGGTATTGTTGCATAGGTAGAAACGCTAATGCGTGTAATAGTCAAATCAGCTTGAGTAGATGCTGTATTAGATCCAGTACGAATGACGTGTTCTAGCAAATCAATCGTATCTGTAGGCAAAGCATATGTAGCTAGACCAGGCGTCAGGTTAATGATGCCCTGCTCCATTGTCCACATATTGATACCTTTGGATTGCCATTCAATAGTCATCAGATTCATTGAACGACGAGCAGTTCTTAGATCATAACCAGAACGCATTTCACGACCAGCTCTCTCCCAAGCTTCCTCGGCAATCTCCGTGAAGTCCATATTAAATAGGGTTGAGCCGGTAGTGGTCATCTAAATCCTGCCGTTTTCTTTGCTATTGCTTTAGGTTGAGCTACAAACTGTTTACCAGATGCTTTGCCAGCACGTTTGGCTTTGGTTGTAGCCGCATATTCTTGAGGAGACAAAGACTTAATGGCCGCTTCGGGCAAATACCGCTCCCCCGTCTTACTTGACGGCTTACCAGACTTAGTGCGCCATTTCTGGTCGCCCCAATCTTTGAGCGATTTTTGAGGGGCTTTCAATCTCTATATCCTCCACCAGCTTCTTTGTATTTTTTAGCTACAAGTTGAGCTTTACGAGCAGACCATTGACCCGCGCCAGTACCATGCGTTGCTGCGGCTTTTACTTGAGACACAATTCGCTTACGCAAATCTGGCTTTGTGTAGTTACCAGCAGCATTGACTTTACCGCCTTCAGCATATTGCGTAAAGTCAGTATTATCGTGGCGAGCTTTACGCTTTCCTTTTGGCATTTTACTGGGAGATATTGCACCCATACCACGGCTGGCCATCATTTTTTACCTGCCACTTTCTTTGCTGCTGAATCAACTGTTTCACCTTGGTTTACAAGATTAACAATTTTATTGAGTACTGATTCATCCAAGTCATCCAAGCCGTAGCGTTTAGCCGCCATTACAAACTCGTCACCATCAATAAAAGCAGCAGGAAGTTTTCCGCCACTAGCAAAACGTGACTTCCTCATACCGCTAGGCATTTTGGATTTTGCAATAGCACCCATCCCACGGCTTGCCATCATTTTGGATTACCTTTAGTTTTCTTGGCTAAAAACATCTTATCAACCATCTTTATCCGCTGTGGTTTGGTTGTAACTTTGTTAATAATAGCCAGCCGTTTGGGTTCGGTTGCACCATAAAACCCAGCCTTCTTTAAAGACTTAACTACTTTACCTGTGGGTTTTACGGTTGCCATATCAATACATCTTTCCACGAGTTTTGCCGCGCTGAGCAATGCCATCGCCACGACGAGATGCAGAATTTACTTTACCGCCACGCTTATAACCACCAGCTCTTTCACGAGTTTCATCATCAATTTCCTCGTTACGACCTGAACGCATTTTGCCTTCTGGTGATTCTTTTTCAATTTCCCGCTTACGTGGTTTGGGAGTTTCTTTTTCTTCCAACTCACCAGCTTTAATACGAGCTTTAGCCTCAGGAGACAATGTGACTCGTTCTTCAGATGCAATTACTCTATCTATAGATGGGCCAACTGTTTTATCAATTAGCTTCTTACCAACACCAGTCTCTTCGTCAATTTTTCTACCAATTGCATACCCTGCTTCACCAGCAAGTCCAGCCAGTCCAGCACGACCAGCAGTGCGTGTAATGGCTCTACCTGCTGCGTTTTGTACTTGAGCACGATTTTGTGGTCTGGTTTCAGAGGTATCTAAACCTCGTTTAATGCGATCACTGTCAGCACTTTGTGAAGCCATTACATCTTCACGCAAATTAGGCAATACATCTTTTGCATTTGTTTGCCCTGGAGAGCGATATATATATCCCTCTTTAGCTGGTTTATTTAAGCGTCCCATGATTTAACACATCCCGCCATTACGCATAGTAATCATTGTGCCTTTGGTTTTGCCCTTGGTAGCACAACCATCTGCGCGCTTAGATGCTGAACCGCCTTTAGCCATTCTTTTAACAGATCTGCCATCAACGTCTTGAGGAACAGGCATACCTTCACGAAAAACTGTATCTCGTGGTACAGGTTTCTTAGGCACTGGTGCTTTAGGCATAGGCTTTTTAGCAGCCGGTGCGCTTTCAGGATTCATTGGAGGTTTACCCATCTCAGCAGTATAGATACCGCCATCAGCGTATTTCTTCATGACTTAGCACTTTCCGCCACGCTTCATGGCAATCATTGTTCCCTTAGTTTTACCTTTAGTAGCAACACCATCAGGAGTTTTACCAGTTTTAACAGCACCCATTTTAGAAGGAGCCATACCGCCAGAAGCCAACTTAGTCATAGTTGAACCTTTGTGCAAGCGGCCTTCGTGTTTGTTCACGGCTTTTTGCATCATCTTTTTGTCCATCTTTACATCTTCATGCTTCATGCCACCTTTGGCCATGCCACCTTTAGCCATCTTGCCTACGCCATCAGCAGCAAAAGATGGAACTTTTTTTCCATCTTTCATAACCATTGGCATACCACCATCTGCATATCCGCCCATGTTCATCTTTTTCATATCGCCACCTTTAGAAAATTTCTTGCCTTTATCGGCAGTTACAAAGTCTTTACCCACTGACATGGGCACTCCTGCTTTCTTAGCAAACGATGGCGAATTAGCTATCGCGGCCATGAAATTGTGTTGCTTCTTACTTGTGCTCGGCATCATTTCCCCGCTGAAAGAAGCTGGTCAATTTTTGCTTCAAGCTTGTTAAAGCGTTGGTCAATATGGTTAGTAATTTTGTCAATTTCTGCTTGAGTAACGTTATCACGGGCAACCTCCTCGCGTGTTTTGTTCAACAGGATCGTGACACGAGCCAGCTCCCTGAACTTTTCATTCATCATGTAGCCTAACAGTCCAATCACTAAAGATAGGATTGCAGACCAAGCGGTGTTTAAATCTAACACATCCGACCTTTAGTTTTGCCGCGCTGGGCTATACCATCAGCGCGTTTAGAAGCAGACACTTTTCCTCCGCGTGAATAATCATCACTCATCATTGGAGTTCTATTGCTACTACTTTGGCGCGGAGAACCAAAATTTAATTGACCTGTTATTTCTGGCTCTCGTTCTCTTTCTTTGTAATCTTTTGCAGAACGTGAACCAGTAATCCGATCAAAAGTATATTTCTCTTTAGGTTTAGCGCCGCCAACACCGCCGCTTGTCGGCGAGGAAGAACCGCCACCGCCACCGCCACGATTTGGATCGTATTCGTTAATACTGCGTTTCATAACACTTCCTTAACAGTTCCAAGCTCTAAGAGCTTTGTTGATCCGTGAGTCTGGGTCGTTGGCGGTTTTGGCAGAAGTTAGTTTTTTCTTCATGCCACTCATCCTTGCACAAAAGGAGTCGCGCCGTGAGCCGCCTTCCGGCTGGGGAGGTTTCAAGTTCATACCTTGCGCTTTCGCGGAGGCCCGACCCTTGGCGTTTAAACCACCCTTCTCGGATTTGCCCTCTTTCCTCTGCCATGCTGGACTCTTAGCCATAGTAAATGTTCGCAGAAAGTAAGTTACTCATGCTCAAGTAAATACCATTTCTTGCCAAAATACCCTCTCCGGGAATTAAAGCAAAATTACCAAACAAGTCAGACGCACCAGTATCGTAACTAGCAAGCCACAAAGATGCGTATGCCGCATTTGTTCCGGCAGCAATAGTTCCAGAGTTAATGTCTGTAACTGTGAATGTGTTTGCGCCAGTGCGTGTAATTGTGTAGTTACCGTTTGTGCCAGATGATCCGCTTGCTGTTGCAAACGTAAGTCCAACTACATTCCCAGTGACCAATCCGTGTGTGCTCTTGGTAACAGTGATAAGAGTACCTGCCCGCTCGTATGTAGCTGAAACAGGTGCTGTAGTGGTGTCAAAAATGTCAAGTGTTCCAGCCGTAGC